GGACGTGGGTAAAAGTATCTTCATCATTTAATTCTTCAAGCCAATTGCTTAATTCAGACTTAGCTCTTTCAACTTTTCTCTGGGCTCTAACTCTTTGATTAACATCTTCAATCTCTTCTATTCTTGCCTTAACAATGTCAGACATTATAAAGCCATATCCAAGACCCACTGTATTTGCAACTTTTGCATTGATTGCAGCATGGTTTGCAAAAGAATTGTCAAAAAAGAATGCTAACTCGTCAAGATTGTAAGGTGGAAGAACCACATCAAAAAGACCGTAGGCTGTAGTTACATCTTGTTCTGGGAATAACTGCTTAGACTTTGTACCATCTTGACCAGTATAAGCTTTATTCATCCTTGTAATTCTTCTCTTAAAGTTTGCATCTATTCCGTCAAAACTTTTTACAAGATCTGCTTCAGTCATAAAGTCATCTGTTTTATTTGCAGATGGCTTATTCTTATCTAAATTGTCAATTCTTGCAATAACCTCATTAGTCATTTCCATGTTTTTGTAGCCCCTTTGCAGCATCAGCAAAAGCACCAGTGTCAAATTCACTTGGTATATAGCCTTGCTTCATTCTGTCAATTTGAACAGAATGTTCTTCTTCTGTAATCCTTGTAACTCCTGGCATAAATACTGCCTTGCCTGGACCAGCTCCGTAATGTGCTGCAGCTTGTGTAATTCTATTAATAGCAGTTAAATCATATTTTCTAGCTGGAATGTTCATAAAGCTTCCATTTCCATCTCCAAATACTCTACCTGTTTCTGTTTTCCAAACATACAGACCATATTCAGCATCGTTTTCAACGTAGCTTACTTTTGGCTTGTTTGGTAATTTTTGCAATCCTTCTAGATAATCCATGACAATATTGTACCATAAATTATGGCTTAAATCAAAAATTCATCCCAAGTAATGTCATTTATTATTACAATAGAGTCTTGAGTAACATTAATGATGCTATTATCGTCAGCAATTCCAGAAGATATTCCTGCATAGGTATTAAATATTTCTTCTCCATTTAAGGAAAGAACAGTAACTTCAAGAGATTGTTGGTCCAACGCCTGTGTCCATGTTGCAGAAGCAGACCAGTAATCCCACTCTTCATCATCAACAACATTCCATTCATCGTAAGTAATAAGCTCTTGCTTGATAGGATTTAACTCCATGAAGCTTGCAACATTGTCTACCTTTACTCCAGAGTATATTTCAATTTCTCCAATAATTCCATCTAAAGGTATTGAATTTTCCTGCAAAGATATTGCAATGTAATTCCAGGACAGGGGCTCGATTACTATATCGTTTACAAGCTTTCCATTTAAAAAGAATTTTGCAGTAGTAAACTCTGCACCAGTATTAGAATCAAAGATGTATAGAAAAGCTCTTTTACCATCATCTTCAGGATCTAGGATAATGTCATAAGAATTGTCAGAGCTAAATATTTTTCCAATTTTTCTTCTTTCAGTAAATAGCTTAGACTCGTTGTACATTAAAAACATTTGTAATCCAACAACTTCTTGGCTATTTTTTAAAGTTTCATTTATTGGAATAGCAACTCCTTTTACTAGATTTTCATCTATATCTGGTAAAATTTCTATACCAGAATCTCCAGAAAGATACAGGTACGGGGAAGATTCGGTATCAATAATAACTGGAACTTTTCTTTTATAAACATACTGGTCTTCGTTTTTAACTATTGGATAAAATTTTCCTGCAGCAGGGGTATTAATTGAATAAAACTTTCCTTCATCAAAAGATAGTGCAGCCATTCCCATATTTTTAATATTTACATTTTCTGTATAAACACCTTTAGAAGAAATTTCAATATGAATAGTTATGTAATAGTTTGTAAAACCAGATATGTCTTTTGGTGGATAAATCACTGTTCCATCGTTAATTTTGTACTTTGTATTTTCTGAAGAAGTTATTTCTCCTAAATCTAAAATTCTATTCATTCCAATGTTTTCTATATTTGTAAATTGAGTGTAAACTACTTGTCCAAGCTCAACTATGTTTTGTAGTGTAACGTAAACTTTTGTAGACAAAGAATCTTGATAACTTGAAGAGTATTCATTGTATTTTGAAAATATTGAACTTGGTGTATCAATATTAAACTGTAATAAATCTAAGTCATATTTTAACTTGCCATTAGCCTGAGTTATATATTTTCCAAAATATGATAGTGGTATTGAATTTTCCCAGTATCCTGAGACTCCTACATCTAAAACTATTGAGGTATTTGTTTCTTTTGGCAATAAGGTATAGGATCCGATATAGTCATAAAGTTCTGTATTAAAATTTTTAATTGCAATGCCAGAAGAATTAAATATTGCAGACCCATCTTTATCTGTAAAGAAGTCATTATTTATTGTTAAAGAAAATATTTTTCCGAGGAAGGTTTGCTGTTCGTTACCTGCAAAATTTAAAGAAAGGGATTCTGGTCTTGAGAAAAATGATCCAACGGTTGAGTAGTAGGTTTGCTCAATTTTATTAAAATCAATTCCAACTGCAAAATAAGAACTTGCACCAATAACTTCTGAATTTAATATTGTTTCATTATAGATATATTGAATGCTTCCAGAGTTTATTGCTACTTCAAATATATTTCCATCAAAATTATTTGAAATATAAATCAAAGACTGCCTAGTTGATACATCACTTGAAGATTTAAGTATTGAGTGTATAGATCTTGCTTCATAGCTTGTTTGATTTAATTTTGAAAAATAAATTGTTCCATAGGAGTCGTTTGTTATATATGAACTATTTGGATCCATAGATATGTATGGATACTCTTCATCCTGAATTGTGTAATTTTGTTCATAAAATCCTGAAGTTATTAAGGATTTTTGATAATCTATTAGATCCGAACCATTATTAAATATAACTTCTGGCAACTGATATTGTGGCAAGGTAATTCCTTTATCACTAGCTACAATATTATTATAAAATCCATCATTCCACTTGCTTCTGTCTGGATATCTAACTGTAGAACTGTATCCAGAAAATGGGAAGTCTATGTATGAAAGATTTCCATTCTTTGCTGCAATAATATTTTCTTGTTCTTGAACTCCTTGTCCAAACACATATCTTTTCTTTGCAACCTGCTCTGCAACAACATATGGGAATATTGAAAAAGAATCTATTTCAAAAAGATTTATATATTCATTTGTATAAAATCCTAAGAAGTCTTCACTCTCTGTTGGAAAAGTTGAAATCTGTAAAGATTCAATTGGAATTGATACGACCTTTTCTCCATTTATCATTAAGAAAATTTCATTTGGACTTTGACAAAAATGAACAAGCATTGGTCTATACCATTTTCCAATAAAATAAGACTTAGTATTACTTCCAACATTTATAGTTATAAAATCTCTATCAATATATATTCCATCTTTTGATGTAAGTGGTCCAAAAATTCTTGTTTTTTTAGTTACTTCGGGACTAATTCTTAACCAAAATTCTGTTGTAAGTGTTTTATTATATCCATACTGATTTAAAAATCCTTTTCCAGGAAATACTATTGATGGAAAGTTATAATACTGGTCTTCTGTTAAGTACAAATACTCAAAAGCCCCTCCTCCATCTATATACTCTAAGTAAGCTGCAGAAGAAGACCCTCCATCAATAGTCATTGGATCTAAAGAAGATCCGTCAATTGTTTCTGTTAAAACTATTCCGTCTTTATTTAAATTAATATTTCCAGAAGATCCATACACCATTGGAACACCAGAAAGTTTTGCAAAAAGAGAATTACTCAAACATGTAATGTAACCATTGTCTGAAACATCATTAATACCATACGAATCTAAGACAGTACATTTTATTGATTCAGGAAAATCTATTAAAGAGCTAATATTGTTTGGTAATGCAATCAAGGATGCACTAGATATTCCAGTACTTATTGAATTATAGGGTTCAGACCATTGTCCAAATGATACTCCATTGAAATAAACAGAAGATTCTTCCTCATTAGGATCAACATCAGGATCGAATACAACTCTTATAAAAATAGAAAAACTTTCTCCCGATGCAGATTCTGTATGAGAAATTTTTTCCCAGTTATTTGTTTTTAAGAATGAATACCTTGTATAAAACTCTTGCCCATCTATCAAAAAACCTATGTCTGTATATAATATAGAAGTTTGCTCAGGGATATAGATATAGTTAGAGACACACACGCTACCCTTATTTGGATCAAGTTCTACATAAGATACAGAAGAAGATAAAGAAACTACAAACTCTGTTGTTGCTGCTGAAGCTGTAGCAAGATATATTTTATTTACATCTAGGTCATCAAAAGGATATCCAGACAATGTAAAAACTGCAGAAGAGCTAACTGCATTATCAAAGTCCCAATAAGAACTTGTCACTTCTTTTTCTTCTTCTGATATTAAAGAAACAAAATAATTTGCTTCATCCATAGCCCACAAAGCGACTGGGTGCTCTGCATAAACTCTTGAAGCATAAAGATTTGAACGTGTGTAGGACATGAATTACCTCTACCCTATTTTATCATAGAGGCTACTTTGTAATGTCTACAATTTCACATGCTCCAGCAACACAAGATAGCTCCTGGCTACCAGTTGTTCCGTCTGTTGTTTCATAAAGAGAAAGCATATCCCAACGAATTGAGTCAGGCATCTTGCTTACCCAAGATTCATACTCTTCTTTTGAAATTTCTTGATAAGGTGCTTGCTTATATGAATGCTCTACAGACGGAAGAAAAGACACTCCACCAATTGAGTCAAAGTTGTCAAACACCCAAGCACCAACACGCATCCACTCATCTTCTTCAACATTGACTGTAACACTTGGATTATGCTCTGTCCAATGAGTTCTATATGTTTTCCACATTTCAAGATGATCAATTGCAGTTAAGTCTTTAGTTAGAACTGCATTCTTTGGAGCCTTTATTGGAAAATAAAACACTGTTGTAACTTCTGGCTTCATTACATCTGCTTCAAAAGGAATTCCAGAATCTTTCAAGAACTGCGTTAAAGGATCTTTATTATCTGCTCTAACACTTCTTATGTAATATTCTGAATACCATGGATGGATGCCAGAGGATACACCTGTGAGCTGTGAGACTGTTCCTGAAGGCTTTACACAGGTAATTGATACTGAAGGGTTAATGTTTAAAGACTTAGCCTCTTTATCATTTACTGAAACAGATAGATCTCTCATTTCATCAAGTAGTGCTTCAAGAGCCTTTCCATTTGTAGCAGTAATCTTATTTCCATATATACCTGTTAAAGACACTCCAAGAAGTCTTTCTTCTTCACAGTTATCTCTCCAAGTTTTTCTGATGTACTTGAAATTAGTCAAAGTAGATTGCCATGTTCCTAAAATAGTAGCAAGTCTAATTTTTTCAAGCAAAGTTTCTTTTGTATCAGTTGCATCAATTACAACCTCAGTTAAATTACAAAATTCATTTGGACGAAGAAGAATTTCTCCACAAGGATTTGTTCCACCAACAAGGCTTGAATCTCTACGACCAAATTTATCAATATGCTTACGAACAGAGTCCATGTTATATATTCCACGCTCTCCTGACTTTGATTCGTAAAGGTTACGCCATTCACGAAGGAACTGTGCAGTATTTGGCTTTGAATTATAAACAGCAGAGTTATTTGCCAATGCTCTTTGAGAATTTCCTTCCCACCATTGTCCACTCTTTGCCTTTGCCATTTCAAAGTCATCTAAGTTAGAAAGGGAAATTAAGGCACTTCTGCGAACTCCACCAACAACAACAACTTCTCCAACTTTGCACATAATGTCATGAGCTTCGATTGACTTAAGTCTTCTTCCTGAAGCCATCTTAAATGTTTCAATTGTAAACTTAAAAAGGTCAACTAGAGGATCAGGACCAGAAGCACGACCACCAAAAGTTTTTAGTCTTGCACCAGAGGGGCGTACCTTTGAGGTATCCCAGTTTGGAATCTGACCTTGATAAAGAAGAGCAATTAATTCTTTATAAGCTTTAGCCCAGCCAAGCTTTGAATCATCAACAACAATTGTTGTATTTGTTTCAAAAAATGATTCTGAAATAACTGGAAGTTGATTAATATATTTTTGTTCAACACTAAAACCAACACCAGTTCCATTCATCAAGATGTACATAGCCTCATCAAAGGCTCTAGGGCTATCCACAGCAATGAAAGAGCAATTGTATGCTGCGATATGGTCTCTTTCTAAAGCAGGTCCAGCGGTCATCAGAGCCCTCATGGAAGGCATTATGTGATGGTTTAAGATTGCCTCTCTAACTTCTCCAAATACTTTTGCATTTGGACTATAGCCATGATTTAAAACAAGATGGTCTCTCATAAAGTTACAGTATCTGTCAACAGTCTCCTCCCATGTTTCTCTGCGGTTTTCGCTTTCAATCCAGCGAGCATACCTTGAGATATGAATAAAGTTGCGGTATGGATCTGTTATAGATCCGTTGGAGTCAATAAATGACATTTTGTAACACGTCCTTCTGATAAAATGTAATAGATACATTCTACACGAGTATTCAAGGAGAAGCAAATGGATTTAACAATTCAAGAGGTTAATCACTATAACAATCTTGTAAAAAATAAGAAGGCGTTAAAAATAGAATGCCAATTTGATGCTAATGATACTGTTGTTTCTAAAGTTGACAGTAGTGACAAAGTATTTTTTTATTGTCTTGGATGTCAAACATCTTTTTATCCAGGAATTAATTTAATAGAAAAAATTAAAGGATATATTTCTTTATCTACTTCTTAAATAAAAATTTTGAGTTACTTGTTGGCTCTTGAATATATTTTCTATTTACAAAACTTTTATCCCCTGGTTTTTTAATTTTGTCTTTTACTGAAAAAGTATCAAATACAGCTCCAGGATTAAAGTGGGAAACAATTCCTTGACCAATTACTAAAGCATAAACTTCTTCATCTATCTCTACAGAATCATTTGTTAAATTAATACTAAGAGTTGGACATTTAAAATCTATCTCATACTCATCTCTTGGCATAGACTTTTTAGACACTGGTCTAGTTTTAATTTCAGCCTTTGAGCATTGGTAATAAATTCTATCTGAAAGTTCTTGCATGTTTTCGGCATTATTGTAAAAATAAGCATTAAATCTTTGCTCTGCTGGATATTCTGGAATAAAAAGACTAATGCACACATCAGCATTTTGTTCATGTACAGCTAAATTATGAACAGTTTCTTGTCTAATATATTTTTTTAAAAATCCTTTAACTGGTTCTGAGTATTCATCACTTTTTATAAATATCTTAGCCATACCTATATTATAACGCAAGAATTTTTTTACAAACTTCGTCCCAATCGTATCCTCTTTGCTTCATTGAAAACTGCTCAGATATAATTTCAAAGTTTTTAGTTCTTTCTTCAAGTCTTACCTTTGGATCTAGCAATTCTTCCATATGACCAATCCATTCATCAGGAGTGTTTGCAATTCTTCCAACCCCAGCATCTGCAAATAGCTGATATTCTGGGAGCCCTCCAGATGCTATAAAAGGAATTCCTGCTGCTGCATTTTCTAAACCTTTTAAGTAAGACTTTGCATGATTAAATTCAACATTTCTTAACGGAACAATTCCAACATCCATTTTTCTATACAATTCTGGAACATTCATCATTGTTTTCATTGGTTCAAATGTACAAATCTTTTTGTCAATTCCAATTTGATCAGATGCTTGTGGAGCATTTATAACATTACCAGCATGATGAAACTTTAAATGTTTCTTTTTTAAAAACTCTCCAAAAAATGGTCTTAAAGTTTCTAAGTCTCCAGATCTCCATGGCGTAGCACCAACCCATCCAAAAGTTGGAAGACGACCAGCATGGTCTTTTCTTTTTATCCCCCATCTTTCAATATCAATACCATTTCTTACTATAAATATTGGTTTATCTGGATATTTTTTTTGATAGAAATCTTTTAAAAATGGTGTAGAGGTTATTAGTGCATCTGCCTGTTCAATAATTGCAACATAATGATCTCTATTATTATTTGGATTTGAATCTGGATGAGTTGTTTTATATGCAAGATTAGTTTCTTCAAGACCTTCCATATGATCATCAATATCAACAACAATTTTTTGACCAAGCTCTCTTGCTCTTCTAACATGATCAACAAATCTTTCAAGCATAATTAGTTTTAAAACAATTATGTCCCAACCATGTATTGCTTTTTCTTCTGGAATCAAAATACCAAAAGCATGTTCTTCACTAAATCCTGGTATACCAATTCCACTTTCCCAGCCATGCTCCTTCAATTGCTTCATTGGAAGGTATGCTCTATACCAACCACACCCATTTGGTTGCAGTGGCTTTACACCAAACGACCAGTCATAAGTTAAAAAAGCAATTGTTGGAGTTGGCATAGGTTTGTTACTTACTTTCAGTCTTTTTCGTAGCAGCCTTTTTTACTGCTTTGACAACTTCTGTAGCAACTTCTTCTGAAGTTGAGTTTCCAGAAATTTTTCCAAATGCGATATCGTTCTTGTTAAAGTAGCGAATTGCAACTGGTGCAAATGCAGCTACAAAAGCATATAGATATGTGTAGGCATCTGTATTACCTGCCATGTATAGTGCAAGAGCTGCACCTAAAAATGAGCGACCATACGATTGCAACATTTCTTTTTGTGAATTTGTTAACTTGAGTACCATGTTAATTCTCCTGTCTATAGTACTTCATAAAAGTATATCTTAAAACATTAAGGCTGTCAAGAGTGATTTAAAAAAGCTGTCTTCCAATAATAGCTTTTGCTTCTATTTCAGTTAAACCCAGAGCTTTTAATTTTTGCTCAGCAGTTCTTATTGCATCGTGGTATTCTTTTCCATCAAATCCAGAGGCAACATAATAATGCCCAACAACTCCTGCTCTTGCTGAAAATGTATCTGACATTTCCCATATATCATACCCATTATCTTCTTCAAGATAATCTTTGTTAATTTCAATTTTTCTAAACTTTAAAGCCATTTTTTTCTCCTATATCTTAATTATATAGTTTAAAGCTATATAAGGTTGTAAATTTGATAAACTATCTGAAGATGATATTGTGTGAGTATGTGTTGAAGAAAGGCTTGTATTGTTTCCTGCACTTGCTCCACCTGTAGTGTTTCCTGCACTTGCTCCACCTGTAGTATTTCCTGCATTTGCTCCACCTGTAGTGACTCCAGCCCCATTAGCATTAGCGGTGTTTCCATAGTTTGAATTTCCTGAATTAAAAGATGCAATGTTTACACTATGAGAATGATTGCCCGAATTTCCTGTATTAAAATCATGAGTATGTCCAGAGTTTGAAGCACCTCTGATAGTAGTTGTTGATGCTGCATTTATTCCAGCACTATTTGGAATAGCCACAGTTCCATTATGGTCATGGTCTCCATTAGAAGTTGTGGAAGTTGTTCCAGGGTTTACAGCATGACTATGATCTGAGTAATGGCTGTGGTCTGCATAGTGTGAATGATCTGGTGTGTTATGTGAGTGATCTGTTGTGTTATGTGAGTGATCGTCTGTACTATGTGAATGTGATCCGTCTCCTCCAGAATTAGACCCTGCGTGTTGATGTGTCATTTGCCCACCAGTTTCTCCACGAGAATCAAATTGTGCTTGAGCAGCATCTATTCCAACTACAACTTTTCCTTTTAAGTTTGGAACATTAAAGCTTGCACCAGATCCTCCAAAAGTATATCCAACTACACCAAAAAGTGATGGGTATGTAGCAGATCCGTGAGAAGTTCCATCACACAATAGCCACCCAGTTGGAGCAGATGATCCAGCATGTATTGAAATCATTCCAACTGGAGTGTTAGTGTTTAATTGAGTTTGAACAGAGGAAGTAACTCCATCAACATAGTTAAGTTCTGTTGCTGTTGCAGTAAGTACAACATTTTCATTTATTTTTGGAGAGTCTAATCTTTTATTTGTAAGAGTTTGTTCAGTTCCAGTTCCAACAACTGAATTTCCAGCACCAACACCATGGACATCTGAAATTCCTCCAATATGACCAGACAGTCCTGCTGTTGCTGAATCAATTCTGTTATCAAAATCTATTAAATTTGAATAAATGCTGTTAGTTGGATCAATTGTATTTCCATCTTCTGCATTTCCATAATAAAAATATTCTAGTGCATTTTGAATATCAGCATTGTCAGATAGTTCTGGAACGTATGTATCAAAAGCTGGAGTATATCCTAAACCTTTTGTTTCACTAATTTTTTCTGCCATTTTATGCACCTACTCCAGCAGTTATATAAAAATTTATAGGAACTGCAGATGACGAAAGCAAAGAAACTGATCCCGAAGATAGTTCTGCACCTTTTAATTCTGCAATAAAAGTTTTAACGGTAGAAACTGTTTGAATATCTTTGTTTGAAATAGATATAAAAGCTGGATTATTTAATTCTGAAGTTGCTTGAATAAGAATTGTATTTGGATCTAAAGTTTCTGGAGCATTGTCATAAAAAGATGCTAATGGAATTGAAATAGATCCAGAGCCAGCTGTGAAGTTAACTAGTTTTTGAATGCTATGAGATATGGGCTGAAATTTTAATATAGCTTGCCAAGAACTACCACCAGCTACTGCATTTAATTTATAAACAACTCCATAATTTCCACCAAGAAGTCTATTTATATATAGATCGTTTATTTTTGCATCTACAAGACTTGCTGCATTTTGTGCAGGAGTTCCAACACCAGAATAGAATTGAGAGCCTCTTTCTCCTTGTGGACCAATGTCAACACTTACAGATACTGAAGCAGGTGGTCCAACTACAACTAATTCATCATTAGATATAATAGTATCTATTGCCATATTAAGTTACCGCCACATCTTGTGTAACATTTATAGTTCCAGTTAAAAGTGTAAACACTTTTCCAAAAGAGGATGAGGATGCACTTGTGTTTTCAATTTGAAGGTCATAAAAGTAAGCTGCATCGGTTAATTTTCTACCGCCAGCTGGTTTAATTGTACAAGAAACGTGGTCTCCATCTTCAATAGTTGCTAAAGCTTCTGAAGAATCAAGAGAGTCTATAACAGATGCTGATGCACCTCTAGATGTAGCAACTAAAAAAAGTGCGGTGTAATTAGAAAGCTCATCAAATTCTGTACCAGTTGAATTTTTAGGGTATACAAAAAACTCAAAAGTGTCACCAGCATAGTAGTTAAAATTATATGTACCTGGAAATGCCATAGTTAATCACCTTTCAATATTATACCACGCAGTATTACTCAAAACTTTTTTTCTTCCAGATATTTTGCCTATACCATCCAGACAAACTATTTCTTGGAGACCATATTGGAGCATTTTTAGGGGCTTGGTGCTTAGAGTACTCTAATTTCCAATTGTCTCTTTTAAAAGGTATTATTTGCATAATTGGTGTACCAGCCTTTATAACTCCTTCAAAATTATTTTTTATAGAAAAAGGAATTCCTCCTGAAGCCATTCCTCCATCAGCATCTACTACTCCAGAAGTAGTAAAGGTATTTAATTCAAAATGATTCAATGGCTGGGTTACTAAAATACTGTATCCTTTTGGAAGAAGAACTCCATGTCTAAAATTCCAAGCCTGGGTATAATCACCATATCCAGGAATACTTGGAATATCTTTTACCAATACTGATGGTCTTGATTGCAATGGTTTAGTCTCTGAAGTCCAAGAAAGTTTTTGAACATCATCTACTATCTCTACCAAGATATCGCAGTGAAGTGTGACCATATAACCTAAGCTTAACGAATCTAAAAATGGAGAGCAACCTTTTAATCCAACATTAGTAAAACCTTTGCTGTCTATCTTTAAAGTACTATCAGTAACATATCTTGAAAGATCCTTGTACCAGTCTGGAATAAATTTTCTTGAAGGCTCTATTTTACAAACGTCTCCTTCAAATACTTCATTCTTGTAAATCCAAGTTTTGATTTTTTTATTTTTTATCTTGTTTCTCATTTAAAACTCATTTCATTTAAATATCTTTTAATATTATACCGTGTACTACTCATAAAAAGATTTAAGATATTCTTTAAAATTCCCTTTAAAAGAAGCACTACCTATATGGTATGGATCAATTGAGGGGTCAATAAATATCTTTCCACCTAAATCTTTCCATTTTTTGCAAAACACAAAGTCTTCAGACATAATATTACCATCAATTATTTTTATTTCAAAAGCCATTTTATTTAACGAATCCCCCTCTTTATATTCTTCGCTAATATCCCAGACAGCCTTAGCTACCTTTTTAGATATCTTTAGAAAGCCTGTGCCAACAAAATCAACTTCCATTAATTCATCATTGCTAACCCTGTCAAAACTAACATTGTAGTTATTGGAAGTTTTAAGTATAACTGGAGCACCTATAAAGTCTTTATCTGAGTCTATTAGTTTTAATAAATCATCTGGAGTCCATGCTTGGTCAGAGTCAATAAATATTAATTGATCGCAATCGGATTCAAGGAACACGGATAATAGCTTATTTCTGGCTAACTGAATAAGAGGCTCGTTGATTATAATATCTAAGCAAAACTCCACATCCTTAGCTAAAGCTTTTTGGCTATTAAACAAAGATGTAACATAGTATGCACTCAATGCTGCATTACTAGATACCGTACCTATAAATACTTTTTTCATTATCTATTGATTGCTGTGTTGTAATTGATTTCCCATTCATGATCTCCAAGACCATGAGTTCTCTGGAACTTTCTAAGAGCAATGATGCTGTCAATGATTCCCTTGCGATAATCATCACTCATCTTTTCTCCTCTGTACCTGCCAGTGGTGGCTAGTTCAAGAAGGTCATAGAGCGGTGAGTAAACATTATCAAAGTTAAAAATAGACTCTAAAAACTTAGAACTAAGTGGAAAATCATTTCCTGCCTCTTTTAATTGCTTTAAACATTCTACAGCCATATCCATAGTTTCAGCATTTGGAGTGGTATTCATATAATTCATCATTGTTGTAAATAGAATAAGTATGCTTAATTCATCAGGGTCTAGATGCTTATTAGCTACATCCTTATCTATGCTTAAAATGTGGTGATGACCTTCATGTTCATTAGATATAATTTCATCAAAATACTTATCTATATTTTCTCTCATTCCCATACCTTCTTTGTTCTATAAAATGTTTTATATCTATTCCCCAATTTTCTTTTTGCAAACTGAAAAAGTTCATCTTGACTTTTGCTAGAAACAGAAAACTTAGATTTCCAATCTTCTCTTTTAAAGGGAATGACTTGAACAATTGGAGTTCCATAAGGAATTACACCTGAAAAATTTTCTTTAAGAAAGAATGGGAAATTTACCATAATAGGATGTTTGTCTGTATCTACAATTGCTGGAAGTGTATAAAAAGGAAGATCTGGAACATATGTTGGATGAATAAACATAGTAGAATATCCTGGAGGGGTTTTTATAATCCAAGGCTGTATAAATTTAAAAGCAACATTTTTTTGATACCCATCTAGAATATTAAACTCACTAAATTGAACTTTGTCGTGTGACTCTACACAAGTAAGAAGATCGGTACTCCATTTTACCTGTCCATTACCTTCAAAATATACATCTGCTGGTAAAGTAATTGTATATCCTGCAGTCATCATATCAAATATAGGCATACAAGCCTTTATGGTATGATTTGGATTTCCATTATCACCAATAGAGAAAGTATCTTGTGTATATTTACTTTGTTTTTTATACCATTCTGGAATTAGGCTGGAGGTTTTTTGTGGCTTATCAAACACTTCACCACTTATTTTATTTACAGCAATAAATTCAATTTCTTTATTTTTTTTCATTATCATCCTTATATTTTGATAAAGTATAGCATGTTTACATAGGGGATGTCAATAGCTGATGATACTGGTATTGACACGTTTGCACTTGAAATGGTGTGAGAATGAGTTGCTTCTGAATATGAAGTTGTGCCCCCAGAAGCGTCTCCTTCACTGTGACCGTGATACATATTTTCACTAGAGGTGCTAGATGAAAGTGCTGTCGCATTGAATGTATGTGTGTGTGCTGCACCTGCAGCAGTTCCAGTTCCATCTGCCTTAGTAAGTGTTGTACCAAGTCCTTGTCCAACAGTAAATCCTGGCATAGTATAGTCTACAGAATGACTATGAGTTGCGTTAGAAGCACCAGTAGAGTAATTAACTGTTTGACTATGAGATCCACCTATTCCAGCAGAAATATTTGCTGCATTTGTATTAAGATTTTCCCCAGACATTCCATTTACAGAATGACTATGAGTTACTGAGTTTGTAGTATTTGCACTAAGAGATGGAGTATAAATTCCTCCAGACACCACACTTTGACCATAAATATATCTTCTTGATGTTCTTAAGTCTGGAACTTTAAAATTAGTATTATTTGTGCCACCATAAATGTTTCCTATAATATTAAATAGGTTTTGATATGAGGCGTAAGTTGCTGCATTCAAGGTTCTACCATCGCAAGGTATAATTCCAACGGCAATGCATTCAGCATCTGTATCATAATTCAATAGTGCTGAGGGAGGTGTTGCTTTTATAATAAGACTACCAGTTGGAATATAAGAATTTGTTGAAGATGTTGTATCAACTCCATCTTTTATATCAAAATTTACCATTTTATATAATACCTCATTGAAATTACATTGTCTAGAACATAAGAAGTTGTAGTATTTGTACTTGTAGACAAGGTTGCAGAATGACTATGATTGTGAGCAGAGCATGTAGTAGTTATACTTATATCATGAGAGTGAGAGTCAGTAACTGTGTTTGTGCCTCCACCGCTGGTCCAGCCGTGAATATGTCCAACAATTGCAAGATTCACTCCCTGACCAGAACCATTACTTCTATTTGCGGTATTACTTGCACCATTTACGTTTGCTCCTACTCCTGGAACATTGTGGTTATGACCAGAAACATTATAATAGCTTGTAGATGTGCTACGAGTATGAGTATGGCTTGGGGTAGTGTGAGATTGTGAAGTTACTGTATTATTTGTAGTTGTGTGAGAATGTGAAGAGGCTGCTACTGGATAAGATGCTTCATTACCTACAGTACTGCAGGGGAAAAACCAGTCTGATTGATTTAAGTTTGGTAGCTTACAAACAGTAAGTGCTGAATCATAGTAGGTTCCTAAAATTGCATATAAGGCTGGATACTCTAACTCTGTAATTGTTGCACCATTACAAGATAAAAATCCATCTGGAGCAGCATTTGAGTTTAACATAATAATGTCTCCTGGAGAATAAAATGAACCATTTACTGAATCAATTTCCATACCTTCTGCTATTTGTAAATTTTCCATACCCAATTATACCTTCATAATGAAATTAACGTAAAAAATTGAAGGAAGACTTGTGTGTATTAGGGTTTGTGTATTAACTGTTGGAGAAGAAGTAATTGTATGTGAGTGAGAATTTGAAGAAGTTGCATTTATTGAATAAGCAGTAAAACCATGAGTATGATTTGGACTTTGACTGCCTGTATTAAAATTAACAGATGAGTTAGTAGTCCCACCATGAGTGTGATTTCTTCCAATAACATTAGCCTGTGTTCCATTTGATCTATTAGCTGGTCCTGAATCTCCCCAAGCACTATTTCCAAAATATGCGTTGGCATTATGAGCACCAGTATTTTGATTTCCTGATTCATTTGCAGCTGTAATATTAGCTGTAGGAGCAACTGTTGCAGAATTAAAGCTTCCTAAAGTATTAGTAAACGTATGGCTATGAGTTTGATTTCCACCAACTTCAACATTTGTAATTCCACCTGGAATTTTTCCTCTTAAATTAGGTGTTCCATTTGTTCCGTCACACAGTACCCATCCAGTAGGTATTTTATTAGAAGGTCCTGCAAATGGCAATATATGTCCAGTTGCTGGCAATACATTTATAGATACTGAATTAGTTAGTTTTACATCAAGTTGCTGTGTTTTAAAATTAGCCAACTAGACCACCACCAATGTACGAACTACTTTTACCTCACAGTTAGTTGTTGCAGCATCCGTAATGGTAGCTTGAAGTAATACATTGTTAGTAGAAATGACAGATGAAATAGTTACTGGTATAGCACCAGTTGTACTTTCTAAAATTGCATACTCTGTCATCTTTGTATTTGTTCCATCATGAATTAAAAATGCTCTTGAGGAATAATAATCTGTACCCTGCTTTATTTGAATAATATATTCAGCAGTTCTATAATCAAGTTTAGAAAATGATCCAATAGTTGTGGCAGTATTTACACTAACAGTATATGCCTGTGCTAATATCCCTGCTAATGTATCAACATTGACGGTATCATCAACATATGATCTTAACCATGCTTCACCGTCCCATTTCCAGGTTATACCACCTGAAATATAGGTATCGTTAACTTCTGGGTCTAAAGGAAATATAGTAGCCATTAAGATACCCATGCCCCTCTAAAATATGTGTGATTGCCATTTGTAATAATTGTAGTAGTGCCACCATTTGACCATGGCTGAAAGCCCAATGTATCCCCTGCAGACAAATAAATTATTCCAGTTCCTGCATGATTTGCATTCCCAGTATCTGTTAAAGTAAAGGATCTCTCTCTAGCTCCATTTATAATAAACCATAGCTGAGATACATCTGCTGATTGATAAATTCCTGCATTAAATACATATGTTCCTGCTATTGGAGCAGTAAATAGTCCAGTAGATGTATTATAATTGCTACCAATATTATAAACAACAGTATTGAATACTGCTGGAACATTTTGTGCTCCTGGGCTATGTGAAAAGTTTGCACTTGGATATGCTAAAAATCTAGGAGAGCTTGGAAGTATTTGACGACCAGTGCTATCAATAGATGCGATACTGGTTCCAGAACTATTTTGAATGTTTAATAAGTTTGCTGATTGTGATACAGCCCCTTTGATTGTTAGGGGGGTTTGGGTAGCAAGAGACGGTATCATTTCCATAGTACCGTTTACACGTCCATTTACTGGAGGTTTTACATATCCTGGCATTATCCTGCAATCTCCATTGCTACTACTCTATTTACTCCACCAGACCACATTATAAAGTTGCCAAACCCAGCCTCAAACTTTTTTCCACTTAAATTATAAGTTATTGCACTGGTTGTTCCTGGTTCATCCCAAAACATGGTGTCCCAATGATTATGTGCTGCAGTTCCATAAGTGGCATATGTTTGATAGTTATGCGACCATTCTCCCCATGTTGTTGTTCCAGATGTAACTCTTGCTCCAGATATGCTATTTCTTCTAACATAAAGAGAGTAATAACCTAAAGCACCTGCAGCTGGATAGCCACCAAATGTGAAATTAAAAACTATCTTAGAAGTAGAACTTTTAGGAGTAATTGTAATTAAAGATCCTACGTTTGTTTCTGACGTGCTATTTAATGCAACATCTGCATATAATGGTTGAGCTGTAACTACTTGAAGCAATGCTCCAGCATTTACTGCTTCAAATACATTATACCCTCCAACGGTAGTAGATTGATCAACAGTATTTGTAGGTACTAAATATCCAGGCATATCACTATTATACCCCCTCTGGAATCCAAGGCTCTGCTATATTTCCTTGTTCTACCCATTCTAAATAACCAGGATCTTCTTCTTTTAATCCTAGCCATGTTGGTATACCGTCTTCATCAATTCTTACAACTAATCTACCCATAATTTGATCTTCTAATATTTTATATATCATTATAACTCCGCATTCGCTGTCCATGCACCGTTAGAAACAGTTATTGATGGAACCCCCACTATAAAAACCATTAAGCCATTATGAAAAGGTGATACGCTAACGGCATAAGAATTATTTGCCTGAGCACTAGAATTATATATACTCCAAGTTCCTACTGCACTAGTTTCTGCATTGTACAATACCACGTCTGGTTGCCTTCTCATAGTTGTTTGAAATCTAATTAATCCTGAGTAAGCATTTCCTACTGTTGCATTATATATTGCAAGATTATTTCCAGTTCCATCTCCAGTTCCAGCTGGTGCAGATGGTGCAGTTGTTATTGGAAAACTTTTTTGAAAATATCTCTGACATAAAGATATTTCTGTACCAATAGGTCGTTGTTCAAACGGAGTGGCTATTGACCCTTTTTCCATTTGTATTCCCCAAAAATCAAAAGTGTTGTTTTGAATACCAAGTGATCCGCTACGAGCATTAAAATCAGCACCTGTAGATGTAAATAAGTCTAAGGCAATAAATGAGCTTGATCCAATTGTTTTTCCAGAAATAGAAGGAACCTGAACTGTTACCGAATATCTATTCCATAAAGTAGATAGAGTCACCTGACCTGCTAAAGTTGTTACACGAGTTGAGCCACCTGATCCAAACTGTTGGTCTAGTTCAATAGCAACCTTTGGAGTACCAGATGCAGCCTTAGCCCAAAAAGATATAGTAACTGTTTGCCCTGCAAGCGATCTAACATCTTCAATTTTTTGAATTAATGCTGCATAAGCACCAGACAAAGTTTGACCACTAGTAGTTAATCTTGCAAAACTTGTTGGCTCATATCCATCTATAGCATTTCCAGGAGTAAATGTTTGTGCAGAGTGAGTCAATGTTCCATTATTTGCTTCTACATACCATCTATCAAAGCCATATCCTGAAGTATAGACTGTGCCAGAGGATCCTAAGCCACGTTGATTAATTCTAAAGTCACCATTAATAATTACATTTCTAAAACCACTAATTGGGGTAGTAGTCATGTTTGGATAGTTATCTAAACTGACGGCAGGTGATGCTAATCCTACAAATTCACTTCCATCATATACATATGTTCTTTTAGCCATTTATTAATGCCACCGCCTCTTCTTCAGTTAATCCCAATGCTATTAATTTGCTTATACCTGAAGCCTTAAACTCTTCTTTTGAAATTCTATCTAACTCTACTTGCTCTTGCTCTTGTTGCATTCTTAAGTTATCTGCATCACGAATCTCTTGCTCTTCTTCTGTTAATGCTTCTAGGTATACAGGAATAATACTATCTTCTGGAGTTATGTCAATTAGTTCCATCTATGCACCACCATCATTATACCCATAAAATCTAATTGTTGCGTTCATTGTACTTGAACCTGGAATAAGACGAATGCCATCATAGTTGTCTTTAACATTGTGAAGACCATGAACTGTCCATGCTGCATCAAAGTTGCTTCCGATGTGTTGAATTGAAGTTCTAGATGAAGAAACAAAAGGGGACTGAAATTCCACAAAACCACCAGAAGTATCTACTGCTGTTGCAACATATAGCATTTGCCAATCGGCACTGTTGTTTCTATTTGCACTATATACTGTTGTGGCTGAATAAAGACCGTATACTGAGTGTCCATAATATAAAGTATCGCTACTTGTTCCAGACTTAGACATTCTCATATATATGCCAGCAGTTCCAGTTGTCACAGAGACCTGGCTCATAACCATTTTGTAATTTTCAAACCTGGAAGAAAAAACTCCATTAATAACAAGATTTGATGCACCAGAAATTGTTATTTGACCGTTTGAAGCCACTGTAGCAGTACCAGATCCAACTGTTACAGATGTTGGTATCACCTGAACCATTCCGCCTTGCTTTGCATTATCTCTAGCTCTACTCATTTATGCACCACCATTATTATATCCATAAATTCTTATTTTACCAGAAATTGCATTTGCCCCTGGAATAATTCTAATTCCATCATATGATGCTGCTGTAGAATGATATCCTGAAAATTGTTCAAAGTAGAAGGGGTTTGTGGGATCTGAATAGTTACCCTGAGATATACTTTTTGTAACAGTAGACAAAAATGGATTCATAATTTCAAATGATACATAATTCAGTGCACTTATGCCAATATAAGATAGTCCACATGACTGTTGGCTAGTAGCCTTTACAGTTCCGATTGTAGTATCTTGAGCATAAATTCTTTGATGAGAGTATGTAGATGTTGAAACTGCTGTACCACCACTTGACATTTGATATTGCAATAGTTGACCACTTGTTGTTATAGACAAATTACTAATTATTACTTTGTAGTTATCATAGTTGGCACTAAAACAATTATTAATTGTTACATGAGATGCCCCAGAAAAAGTAATTTCACCATTTGCTGTAACAGTTGCTGTTCCAGTTCCTGCAACAACAGATGAAGGAACGACTAGATTTAATCCACTTGATGCCTTTGTATCATACTTAGCATCAGAAACAGATTTAGTATATACATCTGTTAATTCAATAGCATATGGAGAAATTACTTCTACAATATCCCCTGCAGAAAGTGCGGTTAAAGATGTAATAGATGTTCCATTAGTTGCTGTATAGTCTAATGTTTTAGCAAGAAGAACACCATTTAGATATACCTGCTCATATCCTGCAATATATTTAAGTATAGATAAATCGTTTCCAGTTCCAGATAAAGAAGTCTCTCCACCTACGGCAGTTTTTGACCAACGGTATACTGTTGTGTTATCAATACTTGGAACATCACTTGCTGTGTCTACCCAGATATCACCGATTTGTGGGGCAATAGGTTGAGTTGATTGTGCATAAACATATGTATCTGCACCTGTTTCATATATGCCCATAATTTGAAATGACACATCTGCAGTTGTTGATCTTACATAAATCTTATCTCCAGCCATTACTGGAAAACGAAATGTCTCAAGAGAGTTAGTTGCAGTAATATCTGCATCGTATGCGATATATGACCAGTTTGCTGGGGTAGCATCTTGTCCAGTTGGAATTATCCAAACTCTAACTTCCGCTACAGTACTTGCCTTGTTTGTTGCAATGATTGATGCAAGTGAACTACGAGTTGCGGTATGCAAAAGAGTATCAGTTGTTGCACTTGGATTTGAAATTGCTAATCTTGAAATTGCCATTATCCCACCAAAAATCCTGTAAAAGATCCATACCTTTGATGAAGCCTGGATCCTGCATTATCTATAGAGACATTTACATAGTCTCCTGCAGCTAAAGAAAATATCATTGATTTACTTAAAGATTGATTATCACCGCTTGTAAATGCTTCTGACCCATCTGTTTGAACTCCATTTTTTGCTATGTGAATATGGTGAGTTGTAATGGTATCAAACAGACCATCAAAAGTGAACTTATATATTCCAGCTATTGGAGCAGTAAACCTTCCAGTTGAAGTTGAATAATGATTTCCAACATTTACATAAGTTGCATTAAATATAGCAACCGTTACACCAGTAATAAAAGTTCCTGATGGATTATATGCTTGAAATGCAGGTTGAAATGGAATTGTTACCCTACCACTAGAATCAATACTTAATCTATTAACTCCACCTGTTTGTAAACTTAAAGTGGAGGTAGCATTAATACCATTATTAGCAGTAACCAAACCATTAAAAGTTTGATTAGCTGTAAAAGTGTATGCTTGACCAGTATCAACTACCCCAGACATTGGAACCCAATCGCCTAGAGTAGTGTCATAAATATAAGCTGGTCTTGCTTGTGCTGCTACCATTCTTTAATTATACCGCCTCTGGTGCTGAAATTGAAGCTTGGCGTTCTGCTGCAGAAAGTATCTCTGCTGCAAGAACTACTGCTTCACGATCTGCAGGAATTTCAGTTACAGACGGATCAGCAAGCATTCTTGCTACCTCTGCCTGAAAAATTTCTTCCATTGCAATTCGTGCACGTTCTGAAGCGGCATTTTGAATCCATTCTTGTGGATCAAATGCAACATAGGCTAGTGCCTTGTCTTGTGCTTCTGTTAGTGTTACTGTATATTCCATTTTATTCTCCTTTTTATGCTGGTCCTATATCTTCAATAATAATTGAAGCTCCACCATCTGCTCTATAGGCTGTTCCAGTTCCTGTGTTTGCCTGTAAAGAGCCAACTACCGTTTGAGTTCCTGCAGTTAACGTAAAAACTCCAGTTAAAATTGCATTTGTTGAAGCAGTATTTGATAAAATATGTCTAGATATTCCAATTATTGCTCCGCTAGTATTGGTTAACCTAATCCTAGCAGTTGCTTCTCCTGCTGCAGAACCATAAGTGGTCCCTTCAACGTATGTGGCTTTATACATTCTATTTGCGAATGCTGTAAAAGATGGAGCAGTAATGCTCAATGTCTCAGATGTATAAGTTATATTTGATGTATTTGTTTTTACATATGAAACAACTCCCCAAGGCATATTCCAAGGTTTAGTGTTTATGTTTACTGTTGATGCTTCACCAAATGAGGTGCTGGAAGTTTGTTTTAAGAAAGTGTCAGGAACGGCAGTTCCATTTCCATCTTTATCTACCCAAATCATTCCATCCATAACATCAAGTGGTGGGGTATTTGAATATGATGTAACACCTGCTGCTAATGCAATATCTACCTGCTTTAATCCATTAATCATAAATGACATATCAGCAGTGTCTGCTCTTACATATACCACGTCATTTTGATTTAATGCAAATCTATGAGTTTCTAAAGTATTTTGTGGAACAATATCTTGATCATATGCAAGATAGGCATATTGTGATGTTAGTGTTGCACCACTTGGAACAATCCACATTCTAACATTTGAAGTAGCTGAAGCAGATTTATTTGTAGCAATAATAGATGCTAGAAATGGACCAGTTGCTGTATAAATAGCAACATCAGTATTTGCTGAAGGATTACTAATTCCTAATCTCATTAACCCCATTTTATGCTCCTAACCAAAAACTATTTGAAAGGGCAGTATTTGTAGATACCGCTCCGCCACCTGAACCTATTGATTGGTACTCTGTACCATCATTTGTGAATTCCCATTCATCTTCTGTTTCATTAAATCTAATTGCAACATCAGTTAAGTCTCCACGATTTACTATTATACCAGCATTACCCACTGGAGTTCCAGTTATACTTTCATTTAATGTTAAAAAGTCTGTAATTGGTTCACTAAGAACGTTAAAACTCATGGCATTATTTACATCAGTATATAAAATTTCAATATTACTATGAGATCCACTAGAGAACATTGTGGATACAATATCCATTACCGCTTCATCATTAAGACTACTGGTTGCTTCTACCCAGAACGTGCCATCATATATGTACAACTTGCCAGTTTCATTATCAAACCACCCCATACCTTCTTCTGGAGAAGCTGGAGGAGTAGTAGAAACAACTGTTCCTGCTCCAGAACCTCCACCCTCTACCCACTCAAGACCAGTAGCTGTTCCATTTACAGCAAGAATATATCCAGCAGAACCAAGTGACGTTAAACCAGTTCCACCCTTTGTAGTAGGAATGACTGATCCATTCCAAGTACCTGAAACACTTCCTGAAAAATATGCATTTGATGCAGATATATCTGCTAAAGAAAATGATGCATGACCAGTATCAATATTTACTGCCTCATCTGGCTCTGGAGTATATCCATCAAAGAATTTAAATGTTCCATCTGATGCATCTCTAAATAAACCTGCGTGAGCATAACCTGCATCATAATATCCACCTGCAAATCCTAAGTCTGGATTGGCTTCTTCTTTTGCATGTGAGGTTCCACCAGAAACATATGATGCTCCAGGATCTGTTTTAACAACTATAAAATATGTAGGAGTTGCAGAAGCAACAGTTAGATTATCTCCACTAGCAATATTAAATCCTGCTGGATCAACTCCAGTAATTCTAATATCCATTCCAGCAGTATATAAATTTTCTGCAGTGTAAGTTATTGATCCACTTGAAAAAACTGCATTTGTAATAGTTGAATCAAGAGCAGCATTTAAATAAATTAAATTATCATGAGTCGCAACTGTTTTAGTATTTTCAGTTGTTGTAGTTCCAGCTACATGCAAGTTTCCATCAATCCAAAGATCTTTTGCCACCCCAACTCCACCAGATACAATTAAAGCACCAGTAGTGGCACTTGTAGATTCTGTTGTATTACTGATTGTAATAGCGTTTGTTGAAGTTGCACCACGATCAGTAACGGTCTCTAAAGTATCTGATTCTGAAGTTAAATAGCTTCCAATAGGCTGGTATATTGATGCTGCAGAAGCAGAAGTTAAATAGCTAGATAAATCCTGAACAACTGTTTCATTTATCCACTTTGAAGTGCTTGTATCCCAAACAAGTGCCTGTCCGTCTAAAGGTGTTCCTGTAATTACAACATTTGAAAGACTATTTATTGAATGATTGTGAGATGTTAAAGAATATCCTGCAGCAGAATGATCTCCCCAAGCATATGCTGCATTCCAAGCTGAGGTTGAACCAGAAGTAATGTTAAAAGCATCTGATGCAGTAAATATTGGATCTGACTCTGAAATTATATATGTATTTGAATCTACTGTCCAAGATCCAGATCCATTTGTTTTTAAGAATCCAGAAGTTCCAGAAATTGCAGAAATTGCAGTAAGGTCTGCATCTAATGGTTGATAATTTGTTGATGCTGAAGAAAGTGTTAGATAATTTGACAAGGTAGAAGTTAATGCACTAACTGATCTTTCATTTGTAAAATATAGATTAGTTCCTTCTGAAAGATTTGTTGTAGTATATGAAGACATTCCTAAAAATGCAGTATCTTGAATTGATGCATCTGGAAATTGTAATTCTCCATTATTATTAAATACAAAGTTTGCAGATCCTGAATTAGTTGTAATAGTAACACCATTATCATCACTTAATCTTATTGCATTAAGATATCCTTCAAGATTAATTGCACCGTCAGTAATTCCATCATATGATCTAATATTTATTACACTATCATATTCCCATCCATCTCTTGTAGCAAGATTTGCTTCTTCTGCTGTTTTATTTATCCAAATACCATTTGATAAATCATATGATAATATTTCATTATTTTGAACAGATCCAGAAATTAAAACATCAACAATATCATGTAAATGTTGTCCAGGAATAGCTCTTGATAATATTCTTCCAGATGATGCGTGTACTCTTGTTACTGCTGCAACTGGAAATGTCCAATTTGGTGCAGTTGGCTTTACATTTGTTAGAAGTCCAGGAGTTGCTGGATTAATATAAAGTAAGTCTCCAAGTGCCCAACTTGCAGTATTAACGTTATTAATAAAACCAAATTGTGTTACAAATCCAAATCCATCTGCTGGAATTTCTTCTGTTGTAATTCCAACAAAAAGCTCTGGTTCTGATGCTGATGTTGAAACTGCAGGAGATACCTTGACTGTATCTCCAGTAGCACCAGAAAACATAACAGCTGTTCTATCTGGTATTGCAACAGAATTAGAATTATTTTTAACTCTAATAACATGCTCTTGACCAATTTGAAGTGTAACGCCATTTGATTGAAGTTTTAAGGTTTCAAAATCATTATCCCATGAAAGTGTTCCAATTTCTTCACTTGTATTTTCAGGGGTAGTATCAAAAGTAATATAATCTGGGTAAACAATAGAATCAATAGATACTAAAGATCCACTAGTATTTAAATTAATAACATTATTTACATCATCATAAATTGCTGTAACATTTGTATTACTAGCACTTGTAAATAAAAGAGCAACATAATCTTGGACTTGTTCTTGAGTTAATGGAGGATTTTCTATTACTCCATTTATTTCTACCCAATAAGTTCCATCATATACATAGAATTCACCAGTATCATTTTTATACCAAGAATCTCCGATTTCTGGAGAAGTTGGCTCTGTTGTGCTAACGGTTGTTCCGCCACCACCTGCACCAAGGACTGACCAAGATCCTGCTTGGTAAATCTTTGCAACAGATGCTGAAGAATTAAAGTATAGCTCTCCATCAGATCCACTTACAGGATCTGAAGGTAGATTAACTATCTTTAAAGTACTTAAAAATTTCTTTGCCATTTTTTCCTTCTAAAAATGAGGGGCTGGGGTTTATTCCAGCCCCCCACATTATATTATACTTTACCCAATTACTACAACACGATAAGTGTCAGCAGTGATTGTTGTTGCACTATTGATTTTAATAGTTATAGCAGATGTTGATGTATGTTGTACATCTACTTCTACCTGATTATAATCAGCAGCAACTTCATATACTTGAACTGTTACATCCTTGGTTCCAAGGTTGTGTGTTACAGTCCATG